CCAATTTTCTCAATACAGGCACGGCACCTATATCCTTGCCGATTTTGGGAAAGTCATGTGTCACGACTGTTCCGTCAAAGTCAATTCCTATGATAGCCATAATTTTATGTTTTTTAATCAAATACAAGCCAAATGTCCGTAGGCGGATTCTGACATATTACCATGTTTATTCACATGGTCAACAAAATACTCCAAAGGAACAGCATCTATCTCATTTGTTGCTTTTACAATGGGAGTACCGCCACCAGTAATGCTTACTTGAACGGTATCCCACGAAACGTACTTCTGACATTCTTTGGTCAATTCACTTTCTATTACTGTTAAACAAGTAAAAGTATCGTTATATTGTCCTGCTAGTTTTTCTATTTTATTCATATATCATTGGTTTTGAGAGTTATTTATCTATAGTTGATTTTACAATTATCTTATTATCGGATGATGGCATTACAATCACATTTCCGTCATCTGTGCTAATTTTTAGGATAGGATTAAAGTCAAAGTCAGTAGTGGCTACTATAATTATATCTCCAAAAACATATCTTTTATCTTGTTCCAATTCATTCATATCTTATTTGATTTACGCTAATTCAATTATAGCCTTTTTTAAATTAACAAATAAAGGTATTGCTGACATGCCCCCATTGCAATCCAACTGTCTTAAAGAGGGGACAACCTCTCCGTTATCATCAATATCATAATCTGCAATATAGGCTAACTTCTTCGCTTCGGGAACTAATATCCTTTCATGAGCCATGACCGTTATACATACCTTGCTTCCAACAGGGAATACTTGGTTGGATTCAATGTATTCCTTTTCCAACTGTTCCTTTTCTCCATTCAATTCTTTTAGCTTTAAATCAATAGCGTATCTTTTGCTTAAAAATTCTTCCTTATTCATCTTTTTTGTCATTCTAATTGATTCTAACGTACTTGCCTGCAATATCGCAGGTTCTCAATATTTCCGCATTATCCTCACCAAAGCGATAAGAATACTGCCACAGCCAGGAGAATCTCCACGAGTTCCGTCTGGACGAAAGAATCTGATTCGGTTACGCAAGAATTTCATTGCCGTTGCCTTCTCAAATATCACATCCTGAAACATCTTTGAATCGCATCGATTGAAAAGTAAAGCAATGCCGTTTCCATGTTCTGCCATCCGTTTAACAAAACATTCTATAAGAGGACGGGAATAAGGTGGGTTCAACCAAACACGTCCTTTCCATTCCTGTTTTAATCCATCGTCATTTTTGTTGTACATGACACTTGCTGTTTTATAGAGGGGGGCTACCGGGGCACATGGGTCTAAATCAAATTCACCCAATGCGTCTATAATTTCTTTCGGTGTGTACCATTCATCGGTACTATTAGCCGATTTTTCAAAGGTTGTATTCATTTCTTTATAGTTTTAATGCTTCCTGTAAACCTGCTTCAAGTGCTTCCTCGTAGGTATTATAACGGACAATAGGTCTGTCAGACAATCCTATCAAGTCATGGGTAGGTATTGTCAGAATATTGTAAAGCCAATAGTTTTCATACATACAGGATATTTCGATATGCAGGTTCTTAGTTTCACGTAGCTACTTTTGTGCAACGGATTGCGGAGGAAATTCTATATCTGTAAACATCCCTTTCTCTTTCAGCAACTTCGCTGTTTCTAATGTTACAAGTTCTTCGGTCATAGTTGTTCCTCCTTTGTTTTAAAGTGTTCAATCAATTCGTCTACAGTAGCCTTGTGATAACGTCCTGAAATAATGGTTGCATTATCCCAATTTTCATCCCAAAAGAACATAATGCCTTTGGGCTCTGTGAAATAACGATCGTTACCAATAGAATCGCTATAAGAAACGCTAAGAATGGAATCTGTTATAAACCACTGCATGTAGTTACTATCATCCCTCAATGCAGCGATAGCTAGGAAAAGTTCTTCATTTGTTCCGCAATCAACACTATCGGTTTCGTCAGGATGTGGAATGTTTTTAAAAAACTCAATATTATATAGTCCAAATTCGGGCGAGGTGAAAATACATAAATCTTCGTTAAGTTCCGCCCCAAACAATCTATATCCTAACTCATCTAATTTCTTTCTAAGTTTATAGGTACTCTTGCGTATAAAGCACGGTGTTGTAAATCCCATAGTTATTCCTCCTTATCTATCTTAATATCAGTTACTTTTCCACGACACTTAAATTCATTATGTATTATCTCTGATAACGAATATAAATTGATCCAACATAGACACGCGATTCCAAATTCATCTTGACATAAATCACGTAACGAACATTTTAAACAATCATTACGTTTCGTTTCCTTCAATTCATGCAGCACCCCATCTATTATTATTCCGTTCTTTATTTCCATATTAATCTCCTTTTTCTTTAATCCGTTCAAGTACATCCTTGTTGGCTTCGAGTATATCATCGAAAGACGGGATAGGCATCCATGCCAGCACTTCCTGATGAAGGAAAACGCCTAAAGCGTCCGTAGTTCCGTATTCACGTCTGAATTGTTCCGTATTGAAATCATCACTTTCTATTGTATGCCAAAAGCCGTCACTCCTTAATTCTCCAATTTGCGGAAGGCCTATAAAGCCATCTCTTTTATCACGGATAATGACAAGCACCCAATCATATTTGGTCTTTTCCGGCAACCGTTCCTTAACGCTTATCCAAGGTGATTGCTTTGACTGCCATTCGGCACCAGAAATAAAAGATTCATAACTCTGTTTATACACTCCATTAATAAATCCACTTATTGTACCTTCGGCATCACATATTTCAAAATGCGTTTGGTGCTCTCTTGCCGCTTCTTCTACTGTCTGTTTCATATACTATTATTTAAAGTTTATCATGTATTCACAATCCTCATCACATACTCCTTTCTTTGTACAGTGAGGGTATTAGTTCCCCACTCATATTCAAAATTATAACATAGGTTTCTGTATTATTCCCTTCTTTCCGTAGAACCAAGTGTTTTTGCTGAACTCCATGATTCATAGTCATTGCTAGACGCATCCATCATCGTTATATACTTTATAACTTCATTCATATTTGTTCCGTTTTTAACCATTTACCTGATATCAGGAAAATGGTAATTATTGCTAATTAAATTCTAATTGCTCTATCAGTCAACTGTTAATCAACTTCCACTAACTCACCGTTTTCCAGTCTATACCATGTATCAGCCTTGACAACCTCACCATCAACTACTACAGCCTTCCAATCAACAATATCATACGTATCATCCCTTTCCTCAACTATGACCAAAATTGCACCTATTCCGCCTTTTACCTGAACATTTTTTCCTCTTGCTACTGACAAACCATTATATCCTGTTGAAGCCTTTCCTCTTGCCGTGGCAGCACCACAATCACCAGCCGTAGCAGCACCTCTATTACCAGCCGTGGCAGCACCACAATCACCAGCCGTAGCAGCACCTCTATCACCAGCCGTAGCAGCACCTCTATTACCAGCCGTAGCAGCACCACAATAACCAGCCGTAGCAGCACCTCTATCACCAGCCGTAGCAGCACCTCTATTACCAGCCGTGGCAGCACCACAATAACCAGCCGTGGCAGCACCACAATAACCAGCCGTGGCAGCACCACAATAACCAGCCGTAGCAGGTTTTCCCGGTTCCGCATTACACTCGTTAGTACACCGTTCCTTGATATAAGATACAGCTGCTTTCACAAGCCCCCTTATATCAAGCTCAGCACCTATTCTAATTTTTGAAGAACAAACCTTGTTACTTTCTGAATCGTCTATTTTACCACTCTGCTCAACCTCACAAAACCTTGCCCCAGCCGGCGCATAGTAACCAAAAACATCCAGAGGATAAGGACATGCATGAAAACCTTTCTCGCATGCCTTTATGGAACCTGTTTCTTCATACTCCTTACCTACTTCATACTTAAACCCTCTACAAGATAAATCCTTATCAAATGCTTTATAAGCCTTTATTTTCTGTTCCATGATATTGTTTATTTTTCGTTATTTTGATATTTCAATAATTCTACGCCTCACGCATTCTTCGAGTAAATTCATATCCTCCTTTTTTATAAGAGCACCTGTATTACGATTCACGCTCACATAAGGCTCAAACCCAAGTCGTTTTGAATTAATTCCGTTTTATCTTCATAAATTTACTTGCGTTCGCTTTTCAGTTAATATACTTTTTCTTTTATCTATCAACCGCAAATGCTTGCAATTAATATAACCTTTATTCACTTTAGTTCCATCAAGTTTCCTAATATCAAAGGAGCCATTACTTCTTCTTCCAAAGATGTAATACAACTCTTTTTTGTATTCAACCAGGTCAAACAACCTAAATCCTTTTACCAAGAATGGTGCTTGATTGAGTTTCTTTCTGCCACCTTTCAAGAAATTAGCTTTGTGTATTTGTCTGTT